GATCGTCCAGAACTCGTTCCGGGTCACGCAGACGTTCAGCACCGGCCGCACCGTCGCCGGTCTCACCCCAACCCAGACCGCCGCCACGATCTTCACGGCCCTCGACGAGATCGGCCCCACCCCGACCGGCGCAGACCTCGCCGCCCGCAGCGCCGTCCACACTCGGGGCCTGTTCCCTCGGTGGGCGCTCGCCGTCGAACGGTCCGGCAACGCCGCCGGGTACCGAGCCGCCCGCAACGGAGCCAGCCCGGAACGAGTTCTCGACATCGCCGACCGGCAGATGCGCCGCCACGGCGAGAAGCTCCGCAAGGCACGCGCCCGCATGATCGCCCGCACCGAGATCGCCGTCGCCCAGAACCAGGGCATCCTCGCCCAACAGCAAGCACTCATCGACCAGGGCGTCGCCGCCCCGAACTCGCAGAAGGAATGGATCACCGGCCCGTTCGACGTGTGCCCTATCTGCGTCCCGCTCGGCGGCACCCGAGTCGGGCAGGCCGACTTCTTCTCGTGGCAGGGCGGGTCGGGGTTCCCGCCCGCTCATCCGAACTGTCGGTGTAAGACCCGTCTCGTCCCGACGATCGACTCGCCGCCGCAACGCATCGGTGACGGCACGATGCTCGACCCGTACCGGTACGAGTTCCCCGACGGGTGGGTCGCCCCGATCAACCCGGTTCGCCCACCGACACCTCGACCTCGACCTCGCACCCGACCCGCACCAACACCTCGACCGAGACCGGCACCCCGTCCGAGACCTGCCGAGGTCGTCCGGCCCGAACCGGCCCCGCCGCCGACGTTGCCGAGCGCTCGACAACCTCAGCCCGTGATGGGCGAGTATGTTCCGCTCCGCCAAGGCAACAACTTCACTCTCGCCGAAGTCGATGAGACCATCGACCGAGTTCTCGCAGAACTCCCCAAGCGCGGCAGACCAGGATTCCCACGCCAGGACGCCGGGTTCAAGGACTTCCTCGCCGATGGGTCCAACGCCTACGGCAAAGTCATCTCCGACCTATTGGATAGCCGTCAGGTCAAGACGAGAATCGCGACCGATGAGGGTCTCGACGACCTGATCGCTCAGGGATGGACCGAAGTGCATCGAGGAGCATCGGGACCCACCGAGATCGGGCGGAGCTTTGTCAGCCGATGGATGGACGACGCCGAGGAAGTGTGGGACGGGTGGGGCGTCTACGGGAATGGCACCTACGCAGCGAAGGATCGAATGATCGCCGACGCTTACGCGATGCAGACCTCGGGACCCGGCACGACATCGGTCCGGTTCCGGATGGCGATCGACCCGAAGGCGCGAACCGTCAGCCAGCAGGAAGCGTGGGATCAGTTCCGGAGCGAGTATCAGCATCTGATGGACATGCCAGTCTTCAGAGCTGACGAGTTCGACGACGCCCTGGAGTTCTTCAAGAATCCGAAGGGTCGCGACGTCAATGGCAACCTGAAAGGCGACATGCCACAAGCGACTCAGAACGAAGTCGTCGCCGCAGCGCAGCGTCGAGGCATCGTGCCGGAGACGACGACTCGCATGGATGAGTTCACACCCGAGCAGGTGCGTTCGTTCAACGATTACGCCGTTACGTTCAGCACGTTTTCCGATGAGGGTGGATTCAACGAGTTCGGGATGTGGGCGTACCGCAACGGCATCGACGTGATCTATGTCGAGAACCGGGACTTCTACGTCGTCCTCAACCCGTCAGCGACAGCGACATCGAGGAACGTCCGTATCGGGCAAGATCTCGAAAAGATCACCGACGTCGAAGCCAGCCCGCTCGTCGACATCGACGACATCCTCTAGCGGTCGAGAGTACGAAGCCACCGCTCGGTCTTGCGGTTGACTCGCGCCGCTCGCTTCGGGTCGGCGTTGATCGCTCGCAACCGGTCCGGGTTCCGAATCCATCCTCGGAACGGCTGCGGAAGATCTTGCACCCGTTCCACGTCACCGGTCGCCGTATAAAGCCAGTGAGTGATGTGTGCGCGTTGCGGCCCGCTCACTGGCAGACGCGAGAGACGCACGTCGAGTTCGATGGAAAGGTTGACCATACGGTCCTCATCCTAGTCCTCTACTGACACGCCACACCACGCCCCCTACACTTCCACTCGTGCAAGCGCATCAACTCGTGGACCTAGAACTCGACGAAGTGTCAGGGGTCGACCACCCCGCCTCACTCGTCGAGGGCTGGCTCGTCATGAAAGCTGACGACCCGATCTCCGACGCGTTCGCCGACCTAATCACCGACCAGGAGATGGACCCCGTGGAAGAAACCCACGCGGCCGAGCCGGTCGTCGAAGCCCCGGTCGCTGACGAAGCGTTGGCGAAGGAACTCGGCGATCTGCGGAAGGCCCTCACAGACATGACCACCCACTTCGAGAAGGCTGCCGCCGAGCGTGACGCGCTCGCCGAGACCGCCGACATCGAGAAGGCCGCCGCCAAGGTTGCCGACTGGGATCAGGTCCCCGGCATGACCGACGACTTCGTCCCGGTGCTTCGTTCGCTCGACAACGAGCAGCACGACGCCGTGGCCGCCGTCTTCGACGCTTGCCAGATTGCGTTCGCTGAGGCGGGCGTGACGAAGGAACTCGGCACCGACGCCCCCGGCGACGGCGACGCCCTGTCCACCATCGAACACCTTGCGAAGGGCCTCGTGTCCGAGGGCAAGGCAAAGAACATTCACCAGGCGATGGCGGCCGTAGCTGCTGACCGTCCCGATCTTTACGCCGAATACGTCGGCGGGAAGGGCTGAACATGGCCTACGACGATCCCGGTACCGACATCGGTACCTTCACCGCTTCCGCCGATCTCTCGGCGAAGCAGTACTACATCGTGAAGATGTCCGGCGATAACACGGTCACCGTGTGCGCCGCCGTCACCGACGTCCCCATCGGCATCCTCCAGAACGCCCCCGCCTCCGGCGGCCAGGCGGTCGTGCGAGTCGCCGGTGTCTCGAAGGTGTCCGCCGACGCAACCCTCGCCGCTGGCGACATCATCGGCAGCTCCGCCGATGGTCAGGCTCAGCCGGTCGCCCAGGGCAGCGAGACCACCGTCTACAACGTCGGGCAGGCTCTCACCGGAGGCGCCGCTGGCACCCTCCAGTCCGCACTCATCACCATCGCTAACGGGAGGGCCGCCTGATGTCGCAGCCAACTCAATCAGACGTCCACGTCGACGCGATCCTCACCGGGATCTCCGTCGCCTACATGCAGGACACCGATCACTTCGTCGCTGGCAAGGTCTTCCCGACCGTGCCCGTCTCGAAGCAGTCGGACAAGTTCTTCACCTACACCCAGGCCGACTTCTTCCGTGACGAGGTGCAGTACCGCGCCGACGGCACGGAGAGCGCCGGTTCGGGCTACGGCCTCTCGACCGACAACTACTCGGCCGACGTGTGGGCACTCCACAAGGACATCGGCGACCAGACCCGAGCGAACGCAGACGCGCCGCTCAACATGGACCAGGACGCCACCCGGTACCTCGCTCAGCAGATGCTGATCCGTCAGGAACGCGACTGGGCGACGAACTACTTCGGCACCTCGATCTGGGGCACCGACAGCACCCCGTCGACCTTGTGGTCGGCAGCGTCCGGTTCGGACCCGATCGGCGACGTGCAGACCGGCATCAACACGGTCCTATCAGCGACCGGGTATCGCCCGAACGTCGGCGTCTGCTCCTATGCAGTCTTCAGCATTCTGAAGAACCACGCCGACATCGTCGAGCGTTACAAGTACACGACCAGCGAGTCGATGACGACCACGTTGATCGCCCGCACACTGGGCCTCGACGAGCTGTACGTCATGGGTTCGATCGTGAACTCGGCCGACGAGGGCGCCTCGGCGTCCTACGCCCAGATCGGCGACAAGGACATGCTGCTCGCATACGTCCCGGCCTCGCCGGGCCTCATGCAGCCGTCCGCTGGCTACAACTTCTCGTGGACCGGTCTCGCCAACTCCGGCGGCATCGGCACCTCGACGAGCGTCAGCCGGTTCCGCATGGACCACCTTCGGGCCGACCGCCTGGAGATCCAGTCGAGCTGGGACTACAAGGTCGTCAGCTCGGCCCTCGGGTACTTCTTCAACAACTGCGTCGCCTGACGCTTCGGGAAGTTCTCACCCCAACACCCCAACAGCCCGCCCGGTTTTCGTTCTCCTTTCCGGGCGGGCTGTTGCGCGTCTCTGCTGACGCGCCCGACCTCGTGGCGTAGGATGACCGCATGACGTGGACCTACTCCGGAGACCCGGCAACGAACGCACGCGACTCGATCCGGTTCCTGGTCGGCGACACCGACACGAACGACCAGCTCGTCTCCGACGAGGAGATCGCCTGGACGAACTCGCAGGTGACCGGCTCCGACACCGCAACGACCGACCTCTACACCGTCGCCTACCGGGTCATGCTGGCGATCGCCTCGAAGTTCTCCCGCCTCGCCAACCAGGCGATCGGCGACATGCGCGTCGACCTCTCTCAGAAGGCCGACAACGCCCGCACCCAAGCCGAGCAGCTCCGGGTCCTCGCCGGACGAGAGAACCTCGTGCCGGTCCCCTACGCCGGAGGCATCTCGGTCTCCGACAAGCAGATCGACCGAGGCAACGCCGACCGGGTCGACCCGTTCTTCACGTCCGGTCAGTTCGCCAACACGTCCGACTACGGCGCAGGCCCCGCACGAGCCGACGCTGGAAGCGACGACGACACCCTGTCATGACCGGCGCAGCTTCGTCCGAGGTGTTCGCCACGGCGCTCCAGGTCAACATGACCCCGCAGACCGTCCAGACCCGCACGTCCTCGACGCTCAACAACTACGGCGAGGCGAGCTTCACCGGCGACGCCACGACGTTCGGCTGTTACATCGAACGCACCCTGAGCCAGCCGCCCGGCGTGAACGCCGACGTGACCGTCGAGTACAAGGTGTTCATCCCGAGCCAGACGCTGTCGATCGACACCGGCGACCAGATCACCCTCCCCGCCCCCGTCTCAGGCACCCGTCCGATCGTCGCTGTCGAGACGCTCGCCGACCCGTCCGGCCAGGTCGGCCAGGTCGTTTACGTCGGCAGGTTGAACCGATGAGCCGGGTCGTCTCAGACTTCGACAAGGTCGCCCGCTCCACGTCGCTCGGCGTGAAGCGAGGCGTGAAGCTCGGCGTCGGTCAGATCCTCCTGGAGATCGGCGCACGCGCCGACGAGCTAGTCCCGTTCGACACCGGCGCGTTGTCGCGATCGCAGACGACCGCCGTCGAGACCGTCGGCCAGAACATCATCGGCGAGATCGGCTACGGCGGACCCGCCGCCCCCTACGCTCTCGTCCAGCACGAGAACGAGCGACTGTCGCACCCACCGAAGTCGAAGGGCGGCAGCCCGGTCGCACCCGGCCAGGGCCGAGGCCCGAAGTACCTAGAGTTCCCGTCGAGAGAGGTCGGCAAGAAGGCCGAGAAGATCATCGCCAAGTCAGTCGCTGCGTCGAAGGGCATCGCTCCCGGAGCGACCGCTCAGAAGTTCCTGTCGAAGGGTTCGTCGATCTCGAAGGGCATCCGCTGATGGCCTTCCTCGACGACATCGGCACCCACCTCGCCGCCGCAACCATCCCCGCCGCAGACCTCACCCTCGGCACGAACCTGTTCCTCGGTCGCCGCCCCGACACCCCGGACACGCTCGTCGCCGTGTACGAGACCGGCGGCACCGCCCCGGAGCTGGTGTTCGGCACGAACTCCGCCCCACCCGTCGAGACCCGTGGCCTCCAGGTCGTCGCACGCTCCGCCGCCTACTCGACATCGGAGGCGCTCTGCACCGACGTCTGGCTGGCGCTCTGCCTCATCGACAACGAGTCGATCAACTCGACCCGTTACCTGTTGGCCGACCCGGTGCAGTCGCCGTTCGCTCTCAACCGAGACGACCAGGACCGGATGCTTCACGTCGTGAACTTCCTCGTGACCCGTGAGGTCTCCTGACCCATACGCCGACGACGTCGAGACGAGATGGCCCGCCGAGTTGCGCTGCTCGGAGTGCGGCAAGCTTCTCGCCGAGCTGGTCAACGCACCGTTCCGGATCATGTGCCCGAGGTGCCGAAAAGTGAATCTTCCGGATTGACTTGCGGAATGTTGTCAACTTGTGCCTATACTCAAGACATGAAGTTCACCGCCACCAAGGAGCACAACATGGCAACCACCACCACCACCACCCGCATCACCTTCATGGGCGTATTTGACATCATCGTTTCTTCTACTGGTCGGGTCTACCTGACTGATCAGGGTGATTCCGTCGTCATCGACGGACCGTTCGCTTCGGTTCAGGCCGCTAAGGATGAGATCGAAGATATGTGGATCGAGTCGCAGGGCGATACGGCGGCTACCTGCCCCATCTGCGACGCCTTCGGTTGCGGCGGTGACGGCGGCGGTTGCTACAAGTACGAGGGTCGTGGCGAGATCGCCGATCCTCGTGATTACGTCGACGCCTTCGATTACGTCGACGCCTTCTGATCCCAACCAACTAACCAACCAACCACCACCCAGTCCAGGAGGACACCATGAACGAAACCAAGCCCACCCCCGAGATCACCATCAGCACCTCGGTCGAGACCGGAAACCTCAAGGCGTACGTCCGGGGTAGCCTCTACATCGCCTTCGTCGATTCCATCGATGACCTGCCGAGCTTGACCCAGGCCACCACCCAGCTCGGCTGGGTCTGGGATGGAGAGCCTGAGGCCGAGCAGGAGATCCGAGTGTGGCTCGATCTGGTCAAGGAGAACCCGCTCGGCGAGATCGCTCTCCGCATCGCAGCGTCGGAGTGGGGCGTCTGACTGACCCGCATCGACCGCACCCCGATCCCCCGGTGAAGCCTCCGCCTCTGGCGGGGGCTTCGCTGTTCTCCTAGACTCCCCGGTAGTGCGCTCAGTCGCCCCGTGCCCCGGTGGCCTCCCTGACGGGGGACACCCATGTCCAGGGAGACCAGATGCCACGCTACACAGTCACCGGAGGCCCGAGCGGCGACGCCGGGATCGACATCGGCGACAAGCGCTACGAACCCGGCGACGACCTCGACGCTGCGGCGAAGGACGTGAAGTGGCTGGTTGACGACGGTTACCTGGCCCCGGCGGGCAAGACCGCAGCCGCCCCGGCTGACGAGGAGGAGTAGCAGATGCCCACGTTCGTTCACGGCAAGTCGACTCAGATCTACCTGGATGAATTCGAGATGAGCGCATATCTGAATTCGACCGATGTGAGCCACGACCAGGACACCGCCGAGACGACCGCCTACGGGGCAACGGCCCGAGCGTTCCTGCCAGCGCAGGCGTCCGGCACGCTGTCGTTCGGTGGCCTCTACGACGCCGTCACCGGCGCAGGTTCATCCGACAAGGAGTTCGAGGCGATCCTCGGATCGACCACGACCCCGCTGCTGACCGTCGCTATCGATGGCGGCACCATCGGCAACCGGGCCATCATCGCCCGAGCCAACGAGACCAGCTACACGCTCTCGTCGCCGGTCGCTGACATCAACTCGGTCACCGCCGACTTCGAGTGCTCGGCCGACCCCACCAACAACGTGGACTTCGGTGTCGCTTCCGGCGTCCAGCTCACGACCGGTGCGTCTATCGCCCACGGCTCGCTCGGTGCTCTCGCCTCGGTCGACAACGGCGCGTCGAGCGCTAACGGCGGGGCCGCTGTTCTGCACGTCCCGACCAACACGGTCAACGGCAACACGACCATCAAGGTCCAGCACTCGGCGAACGACGCCGCCTGGGCCGACCTCGTCAGCTTCACCGCTGTCGGGTCTACTGCAATCACTTCTCAGATCTCCGCCGTGACGGGGACCGTCAATCGTTACCTGCGCGTCACGGCGTCAACCGCAGGCTCGTCCGGAGCGATCACCTTCATGGTGAGCTTCGCAAGGTTCTAGGAGGAACCGACCATGCCAACATTCAGCACCGGTAAAGCGGCGTTCTTCTCGATCGACGACACCGGCGGATCAGTCCGGGACATCTCGAACGTCCTGAACAGCATCGACTTCCCAGAGTCAACTGACACCGCCGAGACGACTGCCTTCGGCGCTTCGTCCCGTAGCTACATCGTCTCGCTCGAATCGGCGACCATCTCGATCTCCGGGATGTACGACTCGACCGTCGACGGCTACCTGAAGGGCGGCACCGAACCGGCCAGCCGTTCGTTCGTCTACAAGCCC